TGCCGGGCAAGGCGGCCACTGAAGATGATTGGCGGCCAGTCTGGTCAAAGCTTGGAGCGCCTGACAGCGCTGACGGCTATCAGATAGCCGGCGAAGGCTTTGGCGAACAGGAATTGCAGTCATTTAAGGAACAAGCCTATGCGGCTGGTCTGACAGGCCAGCAAGCGCAATCAATGGCAAATTTCTTGGAAAGGGAAGCACAAGGCAGCTCAGAGGCTGCGGATGCTGACATGACCCGCATTTCTGAAGAATATGACGCTGAGCTGCGCGCAGAATTCGGCGCAGCTTATGAGCAAAAGCATGACCGGGCCGCTGCCGCTGGCAGGGCTATGGGCATCGATCCGCAGATTTTTGATGATATCAGATTGGATAATGGTCTGCCGCTTGGCGATCACCCTTTCATCATCAGACTGTTTGCCGGGCTGGCTGACCAGCTTGGCGAAGATACATTGGAAGGTGCGACAACCGAACTGGTGAAAACACCAGATCAGGCCGCACGGGAAATAGCAGACTTAACAGCGCCCAATTCGCCGTACTGGGACAAGAACCACCCAGCACATGAAACGACGGTGCAAGATGTATTGCGGCTGCGGGAATATCAATTCCCAGAGCCTCAAGAGGGATAAGCCACCCGGCCCCCGTTGCCTACCGCCAGCCTCGCATTGCGGGACAACTGGAACACACTTTTTTTAAATCCAACTCATGTGGAGGGTGACTTATGTCAACTCAAATCAATACCGCATTTGTGAACCAGTTTTCAGCAAATGTGACAATGCTGTCGCAGCAGATGGGAAGTCTCCTGCGCGGCACCGTAGACACCGAAACAGTAACAGGTGAAAAAGCGTTTTTCGATCAGGTCGGCTCAGCAGCCGCCGCTGTTCGCACAACGCGCCATGCCGATACACCAATGATGGAGACACCCCATTCGCGGCGTATGGTAACCCTGCAAGATTTCGAATATGCTGACTTAATTGACGATCAAGACAAGATTCGTATGTTGTCTGATCCGACATCAGTATACGCAAAAGCAGCGGCTGCCGGCATCGGTCGGGCAATGGATGATGTGATTATCACAGCATTCAACGCATCTGCGTCAACAGGCAAGTCTGGTTCGACATCAACAGCATTCCCGGCTGGCAACATTGTTGCACACGGCTCTGCTGGTCTGACTGTTGCCAAGCTGATCTCAGCCAAGAAAATCTTGGACCAGAACAGCGTTGACCCGTCGATCAACCGTTACATCGTCGTGTCGCCAGAGCAAATCGAAGACTTGCTCAACACGACATCTGTCACCAGCTCAGATTTCAACACCGTGAAAGCGTTAGCTACCGGCACCGTGGATTCGTTTGTTGGCTTTAAATTTATTGTTTCCAATAGGTTAAAGGACGATGGAACATCTCGGCAGTGCTATGCATGGGCTGAAGATGGGATGAAATTGGCAGTTGGAAAAGAGCCATCGGCTCAGATCACGCAACGGGCTGATAAGAGCTATGCAACCCAAGTCTACTATTGTGCATCTTTCGGCGCCACGCGCATGGAAGAAGCCAAAGTGGTTCAGGTTCTGTGCAACGAGTAAACTGTTTTTAGACAGTTAGTTATAGGAGACTAAGATGGGTACAGTTTATTCTGACCAGAAGACCAAGTGGGACCAAAACAATCCTACAGAGATGATCAAGCCTATTGAGCAGGGAGGGCGTGTTCGTATCGCCTATGGCAGCTACACAGCATCTGCTGAGCAGTCTGACATCCATATGTTCAATCTGCCAAATGGAGCGCGCATTCTTAGCGGTCAGCTTGTCCATGCGGCACTTGGTTCATCGACAACCCTGTCAGTCGGCCATGCCGCCTACAACAACGCCGACGGCACTGCCGTCGCTGAAGATGTAGACGAGTATAAGGCGGCTGCTGCCTCAACATCGATCACGACTGTCGGTGCATGCTTGACTGCTGCGCTTGGCTTGAACTCTGTGGTTGATGCTGATGCGACAGGCATTCCGATCACAGTGAGCCTAGCTGGCGCCAACGGCACCGGCTTGATTGAACTCACAATGACTTATGTGATCGACTAACCAGTTTGGGCCGGGCGCGGGTCGCTCCCAGAACCTTACGCTCTAGAGTAGCGTCCGGTCCAATCCATCATCAAATTGAGGTATCGACATGCCATCAGCCGTGGACATTTCCAATGCTGCGCTCAATACGCTTGGCGCATCGAACATCACCAGCCTGACAGAAGATTCAAAGGCTGGCCGGCTGATCAACCAGCGATATAGCGATGTGCGTGACGCTGTGTTCAGAAGCCACAATTGGAACAGTTTGATCCGGCGATCAAACCTAGCCCGTAACACTGTGGCACCGGCCTTTGGCTATCTCTACCAATACCCTCTGCCAACAGACTGTCTGCGGGTTCTGGAATTCAGCAACGGCACCCTGACATACCCCAAAGACAATATGACAGATAACTCCGGCGGCCCAGTCTATGTGGTTGAAGGCCGGGAGCTGCTGACTGATGAGGCGACAGTCTTCATCAAATATATATCGCGTGTGGAAGACCCTAATGAATATGACACCCTTCTGGTGGACACCATTGCTGCCCGTCTGGCTATGGAAATTTGCTACGCTATAACCGGCAGCAATTCCATGATCAGCACGACAAAAGCCCTGTACGATGAAAAGATAAAGGAAGCCCGGTTCGTTGATGCAACAGAGGGTGCGGCTGCCAAGTTTGAGGCCAGCGACCTGATCGAAAGCCGGTTCTAGTAAATGGCGCGCTCCGCACCATCGCTCAGCAGTTTTGTTGCTGGCGAAATCTCTCCGCGCCTAGAGGGCCGCGTCGAGCTGGACAAATACCGGCAGGGCGCTGCTGAGCTGCTGAACATGGTTGTGCATCCGCATGGCGGCGCATCGCGCCGTCCGGGCACAGAATTTATCGGTGAAATTAAAAGCAGTTCTGTCAAAGGCCGGCTGGTCCCGTTCCAATTTAAAACGACAGATACATATGTTCTTGAGTTTGGTGACAGCATCATGCGGGTCATCCGCGACGGCTTCTATGTACTGGATACGGCCAAAAACATTACCGCTGCCACACAAGCCAGCCCCGGCGTACTGACCAGCAACGGCCACGGTTTTAGCAACGGTGATGAGATTTTCATATCGTCAGTGGCCGGCATGACTGAGCTGAACGGGCGCAACTACCTTGTGACCGGCAAGACAACAAACACTTTTAAGCTGACAGACTTGTTCGGTGTGTCGATAGACACTAGCGGGTTCACGGCTTATTCATCCGGCGGCACTGCCGAAGAAATATTCGAAGTCGCATCACCATACCCGGAAGCAGCTCTGCCTGATCTGCGCTTTGTGCAGTCGGCTGACACGATGTATCTGGTGCATTCATCCTACGCGCCGCGCAAGCTGACAAGGACCGGCCACACATCTTGGACCTTCACAGAGATCACATTCACTAATGGGCCGTACCTAGACACCAACACCACTGCGACAACACTAAATCCCGGCGCTACAAGCGGCACTGGCGTGGCACTTGTTGCATCGGCAGATACATTTGCCGCCACTGATGTCGGGCGTCTGGTATCGCTCCACAGCGGCAATGCGACGATTACAGCATTCACAGATGCACAGAATGTTGCGGTTACCATTAACGCAACTCTATCTGCCAGCACAGCAACCGACGCATGGGCGCTGGGTGCTTTCTCTGGCACAACAGGCTATCCATCCAGCGTCACATTTTTCGAACAGCGCCTAATCTTCGCGGCCACAACAGAAGAGCCGCAATCGATCTTTTTTAGCAAATCTGGTGATTACGAGAATTTCACCGCCGGCACCAATGATGATGACGCGATCATCTATCAGATTGCATCGAACCAAGTTAACTCCATCAGATACCTGTCAGCCACGCGCGTCCTGACAATTGGCACATCGGGCGGCGAGTATGTGCTGACCACAACCAACGATGGCCCGGTCACACCGACCAACGCGCAGATCAGAAAATACAGCAACTATGGGTCAGCCAGTCTGGAGCCGGTCCAAGTTGCAGATGTGACGCTGTTTCTTCAACGGGCCAAGCGCAAGCTGCGCGAGTTTCGGTATGCCGGCGAGGTCAATACCAGTGGCTATGCGGCCGCTGACATGACGATCCTAGCTGAGCATATAACCCAAGGCACCATGCTAGACATGACCTACCAGCAAGAGCCTGACAGCATTGTATGGATGGTGCGGGGTGACGGCGTCCTGATCGGCATGACCTACCGCCGTGAAGAAGAGGTTGTTGCGTGGCATCAGCATAAGATTGGCGGCACCTACACAGGCACACATGAAAGCCTAGCATCTGCCACCTATGCCCACGGCATGGTTGAATCCATCACCAACTTGCCAACCGAAGCCGGCGAAGATGAGCTGTACATGATCGTCAAGCGCACGATTAACAGCGTGACCAAGCGCTATGTCGAAAGGCTCAAGGCTTTTGATTTTGGCAATGCTGCAACCGGGGCGTTCTTTGTGGATAGTGGGCTGGCCTATGCCGGCAGCGGCACAACATCATTGTCCGGGCTGTATCATCTGACTGGGCAGACGGTCAGTGTGCTGGCAAACGGCGCAACGCATACAGATGAAACTGTGGCATCGGGCGGCGTGTCTTTGAATGTTTCAGCCACCACAGCGGCAATCGGGTTGCCGTTTACTAGCCGGCTGCAAACCCTGCGGCTAGAGGCCGGCAGTGTGGATGGAACCAGCCAAGGTAAACTGAAGCGCATACATTCTATTACCTTGCGTTTGCACAAGACTGTCGGCGTCGAGGTGGGCAGCGGCACATCTGATGTTGACCGCATACCGTTTCGCGACAGCTCTATGGCTATGGACACAGCGGTTGAGCTGTTTACCGGCGACAAGGAAATCGAGTTTCGCGGCGGCTTTGAAGAGGATGACCAGATCGTTATTCAGCAGACACAGCCGCTGCCGCTGACTGTGTTGGCAATCTATCCACGCATGAACACTTTTGACAAATAGGTGACGCCATATGTTTATGGAACTCGCATCTGTAGGATTGCAGCTTTATAAGGCCAATAAAGAGAAACAAGCTGCCGACAAGGCCAGCAGATTTGCTTTGGAGATTGGCGAAGAAAACGCGCAGATCATTGAGCGCGACAATGCGATTGCAGACCGTCAGATCGAAATCCTGCAACGGACACTAAAGCTATCAGACCGCAGAAAGAAACAAGCTTTCGGTGCGTTCCAAGGCACAGCGACGGCTGGGTTTGGCGGCGCTGGCGTTGAGCTGAGCCGTGGCGCGCCAATCACGGTGGCGCAGAAATCTGCTGCTGAGTTTGAGTACGAATTAGCTATTGATAAGTACAACACCAGCATCGCGATCCTAGAGCAAGAAGACCGCAAAGAAGAAACGAAGATGCGCGCCAAAGTCAGCCGGATGGGTGGCAGGGCTGAAGCCAGTGCCTATCAGGCAAGCGGCACCACAGCTCTAATACAAGGGCTGGGGTCAAGCCTAAAGATAGCTGAAGACTATGGCATGACCGATGGCGGGTATTGGTCAAAATTAGCAAAATCTTTTAGCGGTGACGAATAATGCCAAAAATCCCAGTCTACACATCACAGGCCATGCCAACGACGAACACCGGCATGGTAACCTATAGCCGGGCACAAATAGATAGCCGGCCATTCATACAGGCAGCGCTAAAAGAAGGCGAAATGGCGGCGACCGCCGCTGCGACCATATCGTCATACCTTGATGGCAGGATCAGAGCTGAAGGCGATCTGGCGGCCAATCAGGCTTTGATGGGCGCCGAAGCTGCAATGCAAAGCGAAGTGAGCCGGCTGAGCCGGGCGCCTAATCCTAGTAAGGTGTTCGGACCAGACTTGGCTGATCGGGATAGCTGGAACGGGTCAATTAGGCAGATACAGTCTGCATTGCAAGAAAGCCTGTCGCCCTATGCACAGCGTCAGTTTGGGGCGAAATTTGGCGCAATGTCAGCGCAGTATGGCGCGCAGTTGCGCGTCAAAACTGATGAACGCACAGACGCCATGCTGGTTGGCGATGTTGAGCTTGCCACGCAAAATTTTGCTCTGACTTATGGCAATATCAATAGCGAGACGGCGACAAAAGCTAATCTGGATTTCGCCGGCGAATTGTTGGCAGTAAGATATAACAATTTAGTGGCAACTGGCCGAATGAGCGCAGACGACGCACAGCTTAAAATCCGGGCCGCAACCAAAGACATTGCGGAAACA